CCTTTATCTAAGCCTATGCTGAATAGGTTGGGTCGGGGTCAAGAAAATGTTAGGGCGCTTCATTCTACTGATGCTGGTGGTTTGGATACTTTAATTAGTTTACAGAATACTGCCAAGTCTATATCAGTTTTTACTAGATTAAAGGATAAGGCATCTGGTGATATTATGGTTCAAGGTGTTGAGACTGACGGTGGAGTTATAGTTGAATTAGAAGGTGATATTGCATTTAAGGGAGATTATGACATCTTTACTTCTGCCGATAATCAAGGTAGAAGGTGGTTAGACTTACAGCAATTTAGTAATCCTAAAATGGGTATGAAAAGAAGAATGCTAATTAAAGATTGGCATAAAACCTGGATGGATTACATTGTAAATTTCACCAGAAACTTTATCCGTAGTAACAGAAGTGAGTTGATGGAAGTTTATAATAGATGGATTGATAATTATGATTATAACCTCTCTTATATGGATCATTTAGACTATGCAACAAAAACATTAGAGTCGGCGAGATTATTTTGGATTGGTGGTCAGGGTTATAGGGTTACAGGTATAGGCGAACCAATGTCAAATGAAGAATCTCTCCGAGAAACTGGAATTGTGCAGAAAATACAGATTGCTATGGTTGATCTTAATCATCCATTGGTAGCAATTGCAAAACGGGCATTATTTGAGTTGACTAAGGGGTTGTTTGATCTAGCAGAAAAATTCTTCAGTGAGAATGCAGAAGAATTTCAACGAATGGGTCAAGAAACAGGAGATGAAACAAATTATACCAGTAAGATTTATGCCGAGTATGATGAAGCTGTAATGCAAAATTATACTATCAAGAATGTTTACTATAATACTGATGATTCAGTGGGACCAGAAGTGGATGAACTTGATATACCCACTGAAGTACATCGGTCTGGTATTGAACCTATTGCAATGGGTGCAATGGATTGGGAAGTGCTTTTTCAAGATTGGATATAATGAGAAAATATGACCATTACAAGTCAGTTCCTAAATTCCCATTTGAGATCGGAACAAAAACAAGAAAACCTAAATCTATTGCAGTTGTGGATTCAGGCAATTGCACTGGATGCCAAGTTTGTGTTCCTTTTTGCCCTGTGGACTGTATCGAGGTCGATGACTTTTCTAACGGTAATTCTCCTATTAATCCTGTTAGAATACGATATAATGAGTGCATTGGATGTTCTATATGTTCTACTGTTTGCACCAGATTAACATGGGATGCTATACATATGGTCAAAATTAAAGAATTTGAAGAAATTTTTCCTGATATAGAAATTACAAATACATTTGAAAAAACTAACAACAATAATGAGGTAATAGAAATATGACGGTAGTAGCATATCTAAAGGAACAGTGTGGTTGGAGTCGTGGAGTTCGAGAAGTCTTATCAAAATGTGGGATTGAATATGAAGAAAAACAAATTCATATTTCAGAGAACTATATAGAAATGATAGAAAAGACGGGTCAATCTTTACAACCATGTGTTCAATTTGGTGATACGATGCTAGTTGATGTTAGTGGTGATGAAGTGTTAGATTATCTTCTTTCTATTGGACATGAAAGTATGGTGAATACCGATGTTCCGTTAGATTCACCTTGCACAGATGAAGAACACGAACAACAAAGATTGGAACAATTTTATAACATAGATTTTGCAAGATTAGATAGAGGAATAGTATAAGGAAATAATAATGATAGATTATTTGAAGGTTGCGACAACTGATGAAATTCCAGTTGGTGCTAAAAAGATAGTTGAAGTTGATTACGATATGGTAGCAATTTTCAATATTGATGGTGAATTTTTAGCAGTCGAGGATATTTGTTCTCATGATGGTGGTACTTTAGCAGATGGTGAAGTACATGGTGATGAAATAATATGTCCAAGACATGGTGCAAGATTTTGTCTTAGAACAGGAAAGGCACTATGTATGCCAGCATACGAACCAATTGAATCTTATACAATCAAATCAGAAAATGGTGATATTTATGTGGGTGTTGAATAATCTAATGACAGAAAATGAAAAGAAAATCAAAATGTTGAAAGAAAGAATTGACCAGATTAAAAAAATGGGTGATAAACGTAATTGGTTCAATTTGAAAGATAAAGAAAAAGAAGCTGCTTTAAACAATGAAAGGCGTTGGAAAGATAGAAGAATTACCGAAATGATGCAAGAAATTAGGATACTCAAGGGGAAATAATGCTATCCATATCCGATAAAGCACTAGAAACCGCAATGAGAATGAGGGAACAGCAGGGTGAAAAATATAGTGAATGTGGTCTTAGGATTAAAGTCGAGGGTGGAGGATGTTCTGGTTTTCAATATAATCTATCCTTTGATCTTTGGGGTGATGGTGATATGGTATTTGGGGACCAAAGTAATCTCAAAATTATTGTTGATAAAAGGTCGTTTTTATATGTAGCCGGTTCCAGAATCAACTACGAGGATGGGTTGATGGGGGCCGGTTTTTCTGTTGATAATCCAAAGGCAAATTCAACCTGTGGTTGTGGGGAGAGTTTTAGTATATGAAACAAGATTTATATCAATACAACGAAGAATGGGAACATGATGATCCTAAGATAAAAGAAGAATTAATGATGATTGCACACAACATAGACCCATATTCTGGTAATAGGATTATAACTAAAAATACTATAAATTGGGAATCCAGAAATTCCCTATACACATATAGAAGGACTATTAATGATGCACCCGATGACAATCCTCCTTCTTGGGTTGTTGGACTCCATCCTTCTGGTATGTCTGCTGATACCTATTACGATCCCCCTAAATATGAATACACAGTTATGATGCCAGAAGAATTTTTAAACACAGAACTGTTTATGAAAATTAATATTGGAGATTTGTAATACGCAAATGAGTGATTTTGGTCATTGGTCTTCCGAACTACTCACCGAAAATTTCGATCCACTAAATTTTTTTGGATTTGTTTACCGCATAACCCGAGTCGATACCGGTAGGTCTTATATTGGAAAGAAGCAATTAATTTTTACACGCCGTAAAAAAGTTAAGGGTCGTGTTAATAGAAAACACGTCAAAAAAGAATCTGACTGGAAAGAATACACTGGATCTTGTGATGAATTAAATGAGGAAATTAAACTTCTTGGTAAGGAGGCATTTCATTTTGATATAATCAAATTTTGTGCAACGAAGGGGGAATTGGGTTATACGGAAACGTCATACCAATTCAAAGAGGATGTATTAGATGCGAAATTTACCGATGGATCTCGCAAATACTACAACTCAAATATAATGAATAGATGGTTTGTTAAAAAATAGGAGTAAAATATGGAATTGGATACACTTGCTATCCTTAGAGATCACAGTAACATTTTATGGACGTGTTTGGCTGCATTTTTAGTATTCTTTATGCAGGCAGGGTTTGCTTTAGTAGAAGCAGGGTTTACTAGAGCAAAAAACGTGTGTAATATTATTATGAAAAACCTAATGGATGTATCTATAGGGTCGATTGTTTTTTGGTTGTTTGGTTTTGGATTGATGTTTGGGGCATCAAATGGTTGGGTTGGGACTACCTTTTTCTTGTTCGATGGGGCATCCGAGAGTGCTAAAGAATTGAATTCGGTTGGATTCAATTGGGCATTCTTGTTATTTCAAACTGTATTTTGTGCAACTGCCGCAACTATTGTTAGTGGTGCTGTTGCTGAAAGAACGAAATTTATTGCCTATTTGGCATATTCATTTGTGATATGTGGGTTTATATATCCCATTTTTGGTTCGTGGGCATGGGGAAGTCTTTATGCTGGTAGTGGTTGGTTGGAGAACTTAGGGTTCTTAGATTTTGCTGGATCTACTGTTGTCCACTCAATTGGGGGATGGGCTGCATTGGCAGGAGCAATTGTGATTGGTGCTAGAAATGGGAAATATAGACTTGATGGTAAAATAGGATACTTACAGCCACATAACGTCCCTTTAGGTGCATTAGGTGTGTTTATTCTGTGGTTGGGATGGTTTGGATTTAATGCTGGAAGTACAACTACTGTAGGTGGCGATCTTGCATTCATAGCATTGATTACTAATCTAGCTGCCTGTGGTGGTGCATTGGGATCTGGTATTATTAGTTGGTTCTTACACAAGAAACCTGACCCAACGCTAGCATTAAATGGTGCGTTGGCAGGGTTAGTTTCTATCACTGCCGGGTGTGATATAATGTCTCCTGGCATGGCAATACTTACTGGATTCATGGGTGGAATAATCGTTATATTTGCGGTTAGACTATTCGATGATTTGAAAATAGACGATCCAGTGGGAGCAATCTCTGTGCATGGTGTTTGTGGTGCATGGGGAACGTTAGCAATTGGGTTATTCAGTTCTAAAGCAGGATTGAAACAATTAGGAATACAAGCAATCGGTGTCGGTGCTGGGTTTGCATGGGCATTCGGGCTTAGTTTACTCATGTTCTTAGCAATCAAACATACGATTGGTTTGAGAGTGGGTGCAGAGGAAGAGGCGATTGGGTTGGATGAATCAGAGCATGGAATTTCTGGTTATCAACTCCCACGTTATACTACAATAGAAGGATAAGAAATAATGGCTAAAATTAACTTAAACGAATATGAAAGTTTGGATGAATTACAGCAACATGGTGTAAGAATTAAGAATCGGTTTAAGAAGAAACGAGCACCTAAGATGAAATTTGACGGCAAGGATAGTAGAATATCCAAGTCTAAAAAGTTTAAGCAAAGAAATAGCAAGTATGATTAAAAATGCCCCAAAAGGGGCATTTTTTAGGAGTGGGATATGAAAATAAGTGATCTTTTAGAAAAATTGCAGAAAGTAAAGGAAGAGCATGGGGAACAGGTAGATGTAGAATTTACATTTACCGAAATAAAAAATGATAACAAGACCCATTGGTCAAGAGAAATTCAAGAGATTGATCTATTTGATTTTTCATGGAGAGAAGAAATCCAAAAAATTTTGGCGATTACCTTAAAATAATTGGCTTTTGGCTTGACATGCACTTGACAATATGTTATAATATGTAACGTAACAAAGGGGCAAAAAATGAAAAAAAATTACCGATTCATCAAGGAACGTGTCAGCAATTGGGGTGTCTATAGCACCTATGAGGTAACTGGAGAGAACGGCAAGCATCTCGGTTATTATTTTTCACATTATGGAATAGATGATTTGTCCGAGGATGTCCTGAAGGCTAGGGCAGAAAATGAAAGAACACTAAGTATCAATAGGAAGAAAAGTTGACAATAGAAGATAAAAGGAAGATTGATTGGCTGAAGAAAGTTTTAAGGAATTTCCATGGTGCAAAGAAGCACTATACTGTACATGAGTTAGAAAATTTCGAGGAAAAATTAAAAAAATTAGAAGAAAAACGGCTTTTGGCTTGACATTGGCTTGTTCAGTATGTTATAATTACACTGTAACAATGAGTAAGAGGTTAAACAATGAATAATCATTTGAAGAAGTTGTCCGCTAAGGCAACGATTGATAATTTAAAACGAGATTTGAAAGGTGTTTCATGTGTTGTTAAGAAAAAGTCCATCAAGAATTTAATCTCCAAATGGAGTAAAGTTCTCGATTCACTTCAATTAGTTCCTGTTTTAGTTCCTGTTTATGTTACTTCTTAAGGAGATATTGATGCTAATAGCAGAATTGCGTATTGACGAATTAGATGATGTCGAAGGTCCTTCGGACGAAGAATTGCAAGAAATTGAAGAAGAAGAATCCGCAGAAGAAATGCTACAACAATTATTGGAGGTGATTTATGGGTAATTTGACTGTCCCTATTAAAAATGCAATCGAATTTGAAAAGAAAGAATCTCAAATTTATTTAGAGCATCGAGATAGTGTTTTTGCTTATTTAGATAAACTGAAGTCGGAAAGTGGACAAATGCAATTTCGAGTTACGCCTCAAGACATCATTGCAAATACTGATGCCGAAAAATTGTGGGAAGCAAGTACCTTATATAAAGATTGGTTACGAAACTCTGGTAAGGAGAAATTAAGTTGAGTTTAGCAAAAAAACGTCATCAAAAGCAACTCCGTAGAAATGCCAAGAAACAAGCAATGCGTAAATCGGCACACATGAAAACTATAAGAGCAAAAGAGGAGGAAAGAAAGAAGAATACTATTGAAGGTCTTTACACTTCTATGCTTGATAATATTGAACCCGAAAATTTTGATGAATGGGTTAAGAAACTCGATATAAAGGATGAGTATCGGGAAGAATTGGAAGTATTAGTTGCTGAGGAGTTAAAACGTAGAAGCAACACAGATGAGGTTGGTAATTTTAGTTTTGGTGAAGAAACACCAACCGATGATGAACCAGTTGAAGAACCAAAAGATACCGGCAACTTTACGTTCGGTAGTTAGGGAGAATAAATAATGAGTCTTGAACAACAATTAAAGTCGGGTATTGCCCGAATCAATTTCACTAAGGTCAATGGTGACCAACGTTCTATGTTATGCACATTACTCCCGGGATATATTCCTGCAGAGGAAGTTGTACAACCGAGTGAACCAACACCAGGACGTGCTAGAAGTTCGACTACACTTTCCGTGTGGGATATCGAAAATGACGGTTGGCGCTCATTTCGATTAAGTAGTATTAACTCAATTGATTATCCAGTAGTAGACGTAAGGAGATAGTAAATTGGCAAGAGTAAAGAAGGCAAAAGAACCCACGTTTGATCGACCACTAACCGAAACAGATGTAACTAAGACATTAAACTGGTACAATAACAACCGATCTGCTAATGATGCAAGGAAGTTTCTACATGAGTACGTCAAGGCGAACATCGACAGTAAGTTGACCATTCCAGATATTTCAAAATGGAAGTATGTCGAGACTGATTGTTGGATCTCTCGCCTTCTGACTCTTGGTGTTAAGTTTCCTTACAATAATGTTAAGCAAAATCACAATAAGAGAATGCATGAACTTATGCGTGAGGCACTGGCAGAGGAAAAACCTAAAGTGGTTAAACCTACTGTCAAACCTACTAACCCTGTCAACAACTACAAACGAGTTGACGGGGTTCTTGGTGAATTGGAGCATGATGTTGACAATTTTATCGAGAATGATTGCCGAAGTGATTTTAAATTGAGTCGTTACTTGATTGCTAAGAACATTACCAAGAAAGTTGCTAATAACATTAAACGTTGGGCAAAAACAGAAGTGAAACGCTATGCTGAAGTGTTAGTTCCAAAACCAGATAAGCAACTGAAAGAGGGTTATTCTAATTTTAGTAAACCACAATTAAAACGCCTACAAAAATTCTATCAGAGTTTCTATGATGATGCTGATGCCCATATCAAAAACTCTAAAAAGACTCGTAAGAAAGTTAAGAGGAATGGTGGCTCAGAGACTCAGGCATCACTAGAGGTACATTTGTCAAATCTATGATAATACAACACCCGTCAACTCCTGAGGACATGAGAAATCCTCAGGAGGTTGTAGAGCAATGTATGGCAGAGTTTTTCCCATATCTATTAGAGATTGTAATGGATTATGGGTTTGATGCACATGACAAGGATTTTCAAAATGAGCTTAGAGTTTTAGTTGAATTTGCTAGGGCAATATTACTTAAGCAAAAAGGCGTTCCGCATGAGTTGCAAGTGGTGTTTGAGGAGAAAGGCATTCTAAATATTGAAGATACCGAGGAGTGAGATGTCTATATTAGTTGATTATAGTCAAGTATTCATTGCGAATTTGATGCAACAACCAGGGATTAGACAAGGAGTAGAGGAAGATTTAGTCCGACATATGGTTCTAAATTCTCTCCGCTCATATAGAAATAAATTTAAAGATGAATATGGTGAGTTGGTAATTTGTTGTGATAATAAGAGTTATTGGAGAAAAGACATATTTCCATTTTACAAATCCCACCGAAAAGCAAGTAGAAAGAAATCAGATTTTGATTGGAACTCTATATTTTCTTGTCTAAATAAGATTAAAGCAGAACTTAGAAATTTTTTCCCCTACCGAGTAATTGAAGTTGAGCGTGTTGAGGCAGATGATATAATTGCCATATACTGCATTGAAGTTGCAGGAAATAATTTGATATTATCCGGTGATAAAGACTTTGTTCAATTACAGACCTCAAATTCATTTTCTACCGTTCAGCAATACAGTCCCTTGAAAAAGGCATTTATCACCGAAAAGGATCCAAAGAAATATCTCAGAGAACACATCATGCGTGGAGACAAGGGTGATGGCATTCCTAATTTCTTATCAGGTGATGATTGTTTTGTTAATGGTGTCAGGCAAAAACCTTTGAGGTCGGGTCAATTAGAGAAATGGTCGGAGATGAAAAATCCTGAAGTATTTTGCGATCAAGAAATGTTGAGAGGATATAAACGTAATGAGATGTTGGTCGATTTAACAAAGATACCAGATGAAATTAAGCAGAAAATCAAATACACTATACAAGAAACTGAGGAGATGGATAGATCGAAATTGTTTTCTTATTTTATCGAACATAAACTTAAAAACCTTACTGAATACATTCATGAATTTTAGGAGAAATGATATGGTGAATTATCACACACTTTTTTCACAAGTAGGAGCAGAGAAATCCGTTAAAAAGAAAGTCTCTATGCTTCAAGAAAATGATACCCCAAACTTGAGGGCGTTACTTAGAGCTGCATACGATAAAAGGATTACTTGGTCAGTCCCAGACAGCAAACCACCTTATGATGAAAATGAGGCCGCAGATTGGGAAGATGCTCCAATGCGTCTATTTGATGAATCTATGAGATTGGGTAGATTTGCATTATTTGATGGAAATCCTACTAATCAAGCAAGAAACCTTACCCGTATGCAACGTGAAACACAATTTATCGGAGTGTTACAGGGATTACATAAAACAGAAGCACAAATTTTAGTTGATATATTGAAAGGAAGAATTAATTATAAAGGAATCACTCCTCGTTTAGTTGGAGAAGCATTCCCGGAGTTGTTGCCAGATGAGTAAAAATAAAACATGGTTTTTAGATATTGATGGGACTATGCTTCAACATAGAAATAACATTCAGATTGGGGATAGTCAAGATGCTGGGACTGCCGGAACAGAAAATGACGGTGAACAAATACTTCCTTACGTCAATGAGTTCCTGGACACGATCCCGGAAACAGATCAAATCGTACTAACAACTGCCAGAAAGGTTGAGCATCGAGAGATTACCGAAAAGGCATTAGAACGATTTGATATTTTAAAGCGTGTTGAGTCAATTGTTTATGATGTTAATAGTGGTCCTAGAATCTTAGTTAATGATATTAAACCTTTAGGTGCTGAAGATAATCTATACGATGAGGAAGTTAAGACCGCCTATGCGATTAACGTTAATCGAAATGAAGGATTGAGACATTTAATTGATGATGACGGTATCTGTTAAGACTTTAATTGCAACTGCCAAAGACATATCAAATTTTATGCGTGGTTCACTCTACATAGGAAGATATGTCTTGTCGGCATGTATTAGAAATAGACGTTTTCCGATGGCATGGATGAAATGGCGAGTTGAAACATACTATGCCATTCCATCATCGGAATTTACTTTTAGAAAATTATTTAAGGTTGCTAAGTTGAAGCATTGGTATCATTATGCTAAATGGGTTCAAGAAAACCGAAAGTATTTGAGTGAGGGAGCACTATGAGTGAAAAATATTCTGGTGATGTCCATGGTGAGGGTGGGGAATTTATGAGTTCATTTAACACCAGCATTAACAATCATTCTCAAGAGGTAGCACAATATATCAAATTACTAGAAAATAGACTGATAGAGTATGATAAGAAAAATCAACAGTTGCAAAAAGAATTAAACTCGATCAAACACAACCAAGAACTAACTGTCAAGTGGGCAAGGGGTGAAATAGAAAATTGATTTTGATAGGGTTAGTTGTGTATGGGATTGTTGACCGTTATGTTCATTATCTAACTACATACAAGAAAGGGTGTGAGTCTTGCTTACACCCAGAGGAGTAAGGTTTGGCGAAATTCAAAAAGTCCGTTAGTAGAAAGTTAAATTCTGGAGAGATTGGTCAAGAAGTACATTCAAAAATTCGTTATAAGAAACCAATAAAGAAAGTCGAAACCAAAAGTCCGTTTTGGCAAAAATGGTTGAAATCTAAATGGTTTAGGAGGATGAAATGAATGATAATTTTATCACTAGAAAACTGACCGAATATGCTGAATATAAACGAGCAAATAATGTCAATTTTACCTTATATGATCTACATAAAGATAACCTTGACAACTTCTGGAATTTCTGTGCAATCTTTTTTGGTTATTATACTAGAGAACATGCCGAAGAACTAGACATTAAAGAATTTTCCGAAGGTAATTTCGAGATGGTCGAATATAAGAAGGAAGACGATAAGTGATAATACGAATTTGTCATCACTGTAAGCATATCAATCCCCCTAAATCAGTAATTGATATTGAAGGTGCAATTAGAATGCCCAATGCAAATTGTCTTAAACAAGAAAGAAACTCAGACGGGGAGTTATATGTTGTCATGAATCGTTATACCCATAAATGTGATAAATTTGAAGGAGTTAGTAATGAGTAATTATATAAAATTTGTTGATAAGGTTACTAGTAATGAATCTAAGTCAATGGATTCATTTTTTGCTAGGTTATTGGAGTTACATTCTGGAGGGTTTGTTCCTCAAAGAACTATGACTGCCGCAATTGGTCTTGCATCCGAAGCAGGAGAGTTTTCAGAGATCGTTAAAAAGATTATTTTCCAAGGGAAACCATTTACTGATGAAACTAAAGAACACATGAAGAAGGAACTAGGTGATTGCTTATGGTACATCGCTCAAGCATGTATGGCATTAGATTTATCGTTTGATGATCTATTTAATTCCAATATTGAAAAACTTTCCGGACGTTATCCAGGCGGGTTCGATGCTTTTATTTCAGAGAATAAAAAGGAAGATGATGTATGAGTGATTCAAAGGTAGTGGGGTTGTTTTTCTTAGCCGTTACGCTAATCGCATGTCTATTTGTAATCAGTAGTTTTTTAACGGGTTGTGATATAAGAGAGAATGCAATAATGAGAGAACAGTCCGATAT